TAATGACCATTTGACTATTGATACGTGGTTGACTTAAAATTTGTTAATATTGGAGGAGGGTATTTAAATGTCTACAAAAGATGAAATTTTTGATTATGTTATGAACAGCCCAGAGGATACAAATCCGGCTATTTTGAGAAGTTTATTGAATGGAGTTGAGGAAGGAGGAAGTGGAGGCGGAGATATGGTTTATACAATTCATGCAGAGACGTATTATGACCAACCAAGTGGTATGACATTTTTTAATATTTTACCAGACGAGTCTGGCAACTATCTTACATACAAAAAGATTAATGAACTTTTTAATTCTGGTGTAAGGTTTGAACTCAATGTGAATGAAAGTAGTGCGTATAGTAAACAAGTTCATATACCATTACTTAATTTTAATGATAGAGGTTCGGGAGGAGATTTGTTCTTTGGAAGCATCTATATTGGTAGTGAAGATTATATGACCATATATATGACGGGATTCGATTATGAAAGCGGATTGTTAGAGAGTGGAACCTGTTATGATTACAAACTCATTCAATATACGTAATTAAAATGAGCGGGCTTAAAAACCCGCTCTTTCTTTACCAATCATAAGTCTTTGGCTTTTTGCGCTTCCGCGGAACGTTCATCCACAGTAACGACTTTCTCGCACGGGTTGCCGCAACATAGTTTATCCTTACCTCTTCATCATTCCACCATCGCAAATCATAAACTGCTACATGATCCCACGCCAGTCCCTTCGCACTATGGACTGTCAGCACTTTAACCTTATCTTCCTTCATCATCTTCTCAAGTTGTGACTTTGTCAAATCGCCTTGTTTAAAAGTCTGAGTTGGAATACCAAATCGTGCGAGGTCGTTTGAAATTTTTGTTACGTCTGCGTTTGTTCGAGTTAGAATAGCCCATTCCTTATAAGGTGGTTTATTTTTTATATGACTTACGAGCGTATCAATATTGTACTCCATTTCATAAATTTCGCCACCCAATCCATACATACACTCTGAATCATCATAATTGCCAGTTCGTGAAATAATACGTTGGGCATAAGATAGGATATTGCGTGAGTTACGGAAGTTTTGGCTTAGTGGATAAAACTTCGCATTACCTCTAAGATATTTCATTAACAGATCTGGTCGCGCGCCCTTGAAGCCGTAGATTGACTGGCGTGTATCAAATACCACAAAGTAATGTTCTGGATCAATTAAGTCAAAGATAAACTCCATTTCTTTCTCACCAGTATCTTGCATCTCATCTACAAGAACCCAGTCATAGCTCTTCTTAATGTTCAAATCCTTACAAAGCTCAAAAATCTTATCAAAGTCTTCGTCTTCTGCGATTTGTTTGATGCGGCCGCCAAGTCCGTTTATAGCCAGGAATCTCGCGCCTAGTGAGTGGATTGTTCCAACGAAGAGACCGTCTTTATAATCATCACCTAGACGCTCAACCAGTTCTGCGGCAGCCATGCGGGTAAAAGTAATTACAGCGATTGAAGTTGGAGGTGTACCATCCCGCAAAAGTTGGCGGACCTTCTCAGTCAATGTTGATGTTTTGAGGGCGGCCGCGCAAGCCTGTACGGCGATCTTCGGTTCTGGTGCATTAATAATTGTTTTTTGAAGTTCTGTAAGTTCCATTTTAACCTCCGGCTTTTTCGTTTAATCCATATCGCTTCGAATCATAAAACTCGATCCAGTATCGCTCCCTCTCACCGAGTTTATCTTTTGGTACCTCTTCAAGAAGTTCCCATGTAAAATTCTCCACACCATCTTTCTCCATAGTAGTGTGAAGTATAGAATGAGAGATAGTACCACAATGAAATGCGGTCTTGGTATGTTGTTGCCAGCGTGCCTTTACATCGGTTGACTTCCCTATGTAAATTTCACCCGTTTTGAGTCGTGTTATCTTGTAAATTCCAGATGGGGCGCGGCCTTCAAGAACTCGCTTTATCATTTCATCAGTAGGCTTTTTTATATAAACATCATAAACTAATTTGTCAAGCAAGTCAAGTTTTGAGAGTTTTGGTTTTATTTCTTCAAGAATTTCTATATCTCGAATTGATTCTGGAGATAGTTGAATACGATAGAAATCCTGTTTTTCTTTGAGGGCGCGCTCCCGTAAAATTTGTTGATTGATAGCTTCGCGCTTTTTATAATATTCATCTAGTTGCTTTCGTATTTCTTCAAGTTCTTCTTCTGTAGTATCTGTTATTAGCTTCATTTCTGCGCGAAGTCCTCTTTGGTATTCATTCGCGGCTTCTTGGGCGGATTTTGCCCAATCACTAATATCATGCTCGAGTTCTGCTTCTTTGGCTTTTCTTTTTTCTTCGATAATACCATCAATTTCTCTTTCTCTCATTGATAGCAGAGTTGAATTAAATTGTTTTGTTTGCTCGGTCTCTTTCTTTATATTTACTAATTCATTTATATAAGATTGTTTTTGAGCATTAAATTCGTTCTCGAGTTGCGCACGGTATTGATCGCGATCTCTTTGAAAACCAGCTTGTCTGTATGCTTCAATTTCATGCTGCGCGCGCCCTGTAAGCGATTTTTTAATTCCTTTTATTATAAAGAAATTTATTATTAAAATTCCTATTATTACTATAATACCTATTATTAACATATAAATATGCTCCTCCTTACATTATTTATTATACTCCTTTTCTACAGAAATTTCAAGTTTTCAGATAATCATTAAATTTGATTTTTTGAGAAATTTTTGTTATACTATTTATATATGAAAGAAAGGAAAGAATGAATATGAAACTTATTAAAGCAAAAGAAGCAAGACAGATTGCGTTAGAAGCAGAATATGCTTTTCTTTGTAGAGCGATTAAAAAAGAAGCGAAGGGCGGAGAACATAGTGTTCTTATTGAAGAAGAGTTGTTTCCAGAAAATCTTTATCTTTTAACCGAAAGAGGATATGAGGTTTATGAGTATCCTCATGGATATAAAATTTCTTGGGAGCAGGAGGGAATGTAATGTTGGGAAAATGTTATGATGGTGAAAAACTTGAAAATCTTAGAAAGTTACTTCTTTATCGCAAAATTGTAAAAGCCAAAGTTGATTCTGATTATGGAGGATGTTTAATTCTTGATAATGGAACAAAGCTAGATATAATTCCAAATGAAGGATGCGGCGGTTGTAGTAGCGGTAATTATTACTTAGATGAGCTTTGTAAGTGTGATAATATTATTACTGATGTAGAAATTGAACACATAGAGCGAGCCTATGATGAGATTATTCGTATTTTTGTCTTTGCTGAAGATGAACGAATTAAAATCATTGACATTCATGGCGATGAAGGGAATGGTTACTATGGTAGAGGTTTTGTCATTTTTGCAAGGGAGATAGAAGAATGAAAGGATATGTAAATGGAATTGACTGGGTTAATGCGGAGGCCATGAAGTATTGGTCATTCCCCTCATCTTATTCTCTTGAAAAGAAAAAGAATGAAACTCGCTCCGCTGTTTTTGGCGGCGACTATATTGGTGCCCTCAAAGTAGATGGTTACTATCAGCGTCTTATCAAAGACGAGGATGGTAACTGTTTTATGATCGCGCGCAGTAAGAATGTAAAAGGTGAAGCAGTCAATAAGATTGAATGGGTACCACAGCTTCAAGAATTTATGGATAAGCTTCCGAATGGAACTGTCCTTTTAAGTGAATGTTATCTGCCAGGTAAAGAGGGTTCAAAGAACATTACCTCTCTACTTGGATGTTTGAAGGATAAGTGTATCGCAAGACAGGAGAAAGGAGATTTTCTTCACTTCTATATCTTTGATGTAATGACAATTGATAACCATGACTACACAAAAGTTCCGATTGAGAAGCGTGTTGAAGAGCTCAAATCTCTTTCAACAGAATATACATCTGACTATGTAAAGTACGCGGAATATTTCGAAGGTGAGGAGCTCTGGAATAAGCTCCAGGAATATCTTGCGACTGGCCGCGAGGGTATTGTAATCTCTCGTAAAGATTGTCCTGTTTACTTCAAGCGTACACCGGCACATCTCACTATCAAAATTAAACAGGAATTGCGCGAGACTATCGATGTCATTATCCTAGGTGCAAACGCTCCTACTCGTCTCTATGGCGGTAAAGAAATCGTCACATGGAAATATTGGGAGAACACACTAACAAAAGAAAAGCTCTTTGGCGAACACTACAAAGAGTTCTATGATGGCGCGCCGCTTGATCCGATCACAAAAGCCTATTATAATGGTTGGGCTGGAAGCCTCATCATTGGACTTTATAACGCGGCCGCCAACAAAGTAGTTCCTATTGGTTCTGTTAGTGGGCTGACAGAAGAGGTTCTTCAGAATTGGCAGAGCTACAAAGGAAAGGTTCTTGAAGTCGGTGGTATGCAGTTAATGAGGGATGAGGACGGAAAGTTTACGGGTATTAGACACCCGAAGGCAATCGGCTGGAGATTAGATAAACCAGCCAAAGAATGTACAATGGATC